GCTGAGGGCGGACTCTCCGGTGAAGACCTTCAGCTCCTCCATCAGCTCCTGCTCACGGCGCTGACTGATCCTCTTGTCAGCGTCCTGGCCCATCTGCTCGACCCAGTAGGCAACCCCGATGGCCAGCACGTCGATGCGGTCGTCGTGGGCCAGGGAGCCTCGCTCGGAGGTCAGGCGGGTCATCTGGTAGAACAACCTGCGCCGGACAGCCTGCTCGGGCGGAAGGTGCTTTACCGACTCATAGTCGTCCAGGATCACCTGGCGGTTGACCACCAGCTTGTGCTGGTTCATCACCGGCTCCAGGGTGTCGATGATCCGGCGCTCCTTCTGGATGCTGTGCCGGACTTCCTCGCAGGTGCAGGGGTAGATACGCTGCAGGTGAGGCTGGAGGAGCCTGGTGAACATGCCGTCACCGAAGTTGGACTCGATGATGATCCTCTTGGCCTCATGCTTCTTGGCGATGTGACAGAGGTTCTGGAGGACTTTGTCGTCGTAGCCGTCCTGGAAGCCCCCGGCCTCCATCAGGAACAGGTAGCCGTGGAGCATCTTGATGACCGCGTAGGTGGTCTCGTCCTTGCCCCGGCCGGAGGGGTCGATGGCTAGGATGCAGCCGGTGTAGGGGGCGTACTTGTCTGCGATGAACCCAGGGCCGTACAGGCGGTCGCCCTTCATGCCCACGTTGGGTAGGTCTTCCAGGATGGTACGGTGGTCAGCCGCCCAGACCAGCTTCTCAGGGGCCATCTCACCACTCAGGGGGTACACGATGAGGTCGCGCAGCTTGAGCGGGTAGCGGTCCTGGTCGGACAGGGCGGTGTTGAGCATGTACTGCAGGGCGAAGCCGGAGCGCCCGTAGGACGCCTCGCGCTCCTGGAGGTCTTCCTCGTTGAAGCGCATGGCATCGGTAGGCTCGGCTTCCTTGGCGTGGCCATACTCCAGGTCTTCCCGCAGCATGGGAGCCAGGTCCGCCCCATATACTTCCAGCTCCTTGCCGGTGGGATACCTGGCGGGCCACACCCGCTTGGTGTAGCCGCGCTCCGGCAGGACGCTGTAGACGGTCTCTTCGGTCTGAGGGGTGCCCAGGTAGGTGATCATCCCGCCGGGCTTGAGGATGGCGTCGAACTCCTTGACCGCCTCGGAGAGCTTGTCTCGCTTCAGCTGAGTCTCAGAGTTGTTGGCCACCTCGATGTCGTCGGCGATGATGATGTCGGCGCGGGAGCCGGTCATCTGTCCGAAGATACCCACGGACTTCACGGAGGGGGCGTGGTCAGCCTCGGCCGGAGCAACGTCGAAGGCCACTTTGGACTCTCGCTGGTTCGATCTGGGGATCAGGCACTGGAAAACGTCCATGCCGTAGAGCAGCTGGAGGGTAAAGGTGGAGAAGTTGTCGGCGCGTTCCTTGGAGGCGGACACCACCAGGATGTTCAGCTGAGGGTTCAGCCGGAGCAGCCAGTCAACGTAGGCGGAAGTGATCCAGCTCTTGCCCACTCCACGGAAGGCTTGGATGATCTTCCGTCTCGGGCCGTGTTGGAGGAAGTGGGCAATATCGAGCTGGACGCGGGTGGGCGGGGGGAGATTCAGGTGACGCCAGATCAGGTACAGGGCACGGCGAAAATCGCCGAACTCGTCCGGTAGGGGCGGCAGCCCCGGTACTTCGATCATGGGTTTTCCTTGTGTCAGTGGGGTTTGTGGATTTCGTCCGGGTTGAACTCGCGGACAGCCTTGGTCAGCTCATCCAGGCTCTTGTTCTCGCCGGGGATGGCTTCGATGCCGTTGTCCTTGAGGAACTGCCGGGCGCAGTTCAGGTCGGCCGCCGTGGCGTCTCCATTCTCGATTCGAGATTTCAGAACGCGGGCCAGGGCCGCATGGAGTTCACCCAGCTGGTCTTCGGTGGCTTGCTTGGCCATAGGCTGGACTCCTTAGGTGGCGGGTTGTGCTTCGCCGTGAACGTGCGCCTGATGCTCCAGGACACGGATGCGGGTTTCATGGTCTCCCAGGAGACGGTCGCACCCGAAGTGCCGCTTGTCGCAGTCTTCCTTGTCGGGATAGTCCTTGAGAAGGCGCTCGGTGAGAGCCTGCAGCGTCCTGATGTGTTCTCCTTGGGTCTTCTCGATGGCGCTCAGGCGTCGGTCGGTGTTGGTTGCGGTCTTGCGTACCAGGTAGAGGGTGATCGAACTGAGGATGGAGAGGATCAGCCCCAGCATCACGAATACGAGTTTGACGATGGTTGGTTCCATGCTGTGCTTCCTCTAGCAGCAGGCTTGCTTGAACTGCTTGTTCTTCGGGTTGTAGGGGGTTCCATACGAGCTGTTCCAGCCCGCGTAGATGGTGGCTCCGGTGAGGTCCACCTTACCGTCTACGCCGAAGATTTTGAGGGAGCCAAAGTTACTCGTATCGCTGTTGCCGCCGCGAGTGTCGATGGTGCCGGACACGATGATGCCCCACGGGCCGGGGCACACCAGGAGGACACCGCCGCCCGCGCCGACACCGCCGTCGCCTCCGTCGCCGGAGTACCAGCCGTCGCCGCAGGTGGTGCCTGCCGCGCCAGCTCGGGAGCCTGCGCTGGTTGCGGAACCACCGGCCGCACCGCTGCCGTTGGGGGTGCCGGGAGGGATGGAGCCGTTGCCGCCGGTAGCGCCGCCGCTGGTGAGGATGCTGCCGGTCACAACGAGACTGAACTGAGCGAACACCGCGAACGCGCCGCCGCCCTCAGCGCCAGCACCTCCGCCAGCGCCGCCGTTGCCCCATTGGCCGGATCCACACCACATGCCAGCTCCGCCGCCGCCGCCCCCGCCGCCGCCGCCGCCAAGATCGACATCTTCGTCGGTCGAGCTGTCGCCGTTGGCCTGGGAGCTTTTGTAGCCGCCCTTGCCTCCGTTGCCGCCGTCGCCTCCGTGCGTGGCGCAACGAGTGCCGCCGCTTCCGCCGCCACCGGCAGGGCCACCGTAGGGGCCGCCGCCGTTGCCTCCGTTGCCGCCAGGACGTCCGTAGTCAACTCCGCCGATGACGTTTCCACCGGCCGAACCGTTGGAGCCACCTTTCTCGCCGGAGCCGCCAGCGCCGCCTGGGAACTGGTTATCTACCGACCCGGTGTGAGCCGAAGCTCCGCCACCACCGGCACCGCCCCCGCCATACCCCTTCTCCCTGGCATCAACCGTGCCTCCGATCAGGGCGTACTTGCAGAAGACGCGGCTCTTACCTCCGGTGGAGCCGCTGAAGGTCGGGACGGAGACGGTGACACCGACTGGAACGTAGAAGAAACCGACGTTGGTGATGTCGCCGGACAGCACATCACCGTTGGCCAGAGTAAGGTTAGCCCCGGCCTGGTCTCCAGAGTAGGTGGTCATGGATGTCTCCTATAGGGCTTGGACCTCCACAGCAGGAAGCTCGGCGAGGTCCATTTCTTTGTCGAGGTAGGGGGTCAGGTCGGGTTCAGGGGCAGCCTCGGCGGTCAGGATGCTTTCGATGCCCTGCCTGGCAGTCGCCAGGATTTCGCGGGCATCAGCACCCGGCCGGTAGGCCTTGGTGTATTCCATCGTCTTCCCGGCATTCGGTCCGGTGACCGGCGTGTACTCGACCGTCACCACGGGGCCGGTCTCGGACTTGCCCTTATACTTAACTTTGATCTTCACTCCAGTAGCCAAGGTGCGTCCTCCTAGCTGGGCTGAATCCAGAGGTAAACGGTGAGGTCCGTCGGGCTGCCGGACAGGGTGCCGGTATCCAGTTGGACGTAATCAAGCGCGGCGCAGGCCTGACTGACGGTGCTTTCCGCGCCGGTCGTGGTCGCGGTGACGCTCCCGATGGAGGTCGATCCGTTCAGCTTGAAGGCCACGGCGCAGCTGGTTCCGCCGCGCAGGCGGGCACCGACCTTCACGATGGTCCCGGCGATGCCGCAGGGGATGATGAAGGCGTCGCTGTCTACCTGGACCGCGCCCAGGAGAACAGCCGTGCGGACGTTGATGGGAGACGGGGGATCGACCCACTCGGGGCCGGTCTCGCCGGAGTTGACCGCCAGGTGTTTACCGGCGTCCCCGGCGTTGATGGTGGGGAGAGCCAGGCCAAGCTCATAACCTGACTCGTCATCCTTGACGATAAGGGCCTTGTCCGCGTCCCCGGCCTGGATGATGGGCAGATGGGCGCTGGCCAGGGCAGCCTCAGCGGCCGCCTGGGCGTCCTCGGCCTTGGACCTGTGGTGGTAGGCAGAGTATTTGCCGGTCTCGATCTCGACATCCTCGGCCTCGTTTGCCCACGCATCGGCCTTGGCGGCGTAGTGCTTGGCGGAGTACAGGCCGGTCTCGACCTCTACGTCTTCCGCCTCGTTGGCCCAGTCCTCGGCCTTAGCCTCGGCGGCCTCGGCTCCGGTCTGCGCGGCTTCCGCGTTGGTCTCGGCGGTCTCTGCGGCGGACTGCGCCATCTCCGCAGCTGCCTGGGCGGCTATGGACGCATCTCTCGCCGCCTCGGCGTCAGATACCTGGTCGGTAACCGCGTCGTCGGCTTCCTGGGCGATGTGGATCAGCTGGGTGGCGTTCTTGTCTAGGTCCGCCTCGGTCAGGGTGCTGCCACCCTCAAAGTTCACCAGGTTGGTGCGCTCGGTCTCTCGGGTGATGCGGATGGTCTTACCGACGGCAGCCGGGGAAGCAAGCTCGATGGTGGAGGCGTTCACCCAGCTGAAGGTCACCTCGTCCGTTGCCTCCGGTCTGCTTTTCAGGGTCGGGTCGTAGACATACGCATGGACGTAGGCCTGCTTGATGTAAGGGAACGTGAAGGCATACTGCGTGGTGAGGCCATCCCCAGCGTACTCTTGGTACGAAAGAGGCATATTTATCTCCTGATGGGCGGCCCCCGAAGGGGCCACCCGCTAGGTTGGTCTTACTGTTGAGGTGCGGAGGTCTGACGCTGCAGGAGCTGAAGTTGCTCCAGGCGGGCTTGCAGTACCTTTTGGAGAAGCTGCTGATCCTCACGCAGGAGGAACATGCGGGCCGCTCGTTGGTAAGCCCCGATCACCTTCTTGGTGAGACGCAGCTTGCCTCCTTCGTATTCGCTGGTGGAATCAGGCAGCTCTTTGTAGACCTGGCTCTTGTAGAGTTCGCCCAGGTACTCATGCAGAGTTTTGCCCTGCATCTTGACCGTGCCCATCAGCTCGGCGTAGCGGGAGTGCTGCGCCGTGTCGATCTCGACGCCGCCGACCTTCCTCGGAGGACCGCTGAACCCGTGGTCCAGCCTGGCCAGCTCGGAGAGGACAGGGTCGTTCTTGGCCTCGGACGCGGCGAAGGGATTCCAGCCGGAGCCGCCGGGGTAGTACAGAGGCTCCCCGGTCACCCAGGAACGCCTGGCCGGAAGGTTGTCGCTCAGGCCGGGGGTCTTGTTCATCATGGCGTCCACGATGCCCCTGGCTTCGCGCAGGGCGGGATCGACCTCCTGCCTAATCTGCCCCAGCATAGAGCTGAAGGGCAGCCGGGCGGCGGCCTGCTGGGCCACCCAGGACTCGGCGTAGCGGGCCGGGTCGTGCATCACGTTGGTCGCGTCCATCAGTCCCTTGAGATAGGTCTTGGAGGTGATGTTCGAGGCCACGGAGGCGATCATGGCGGAAGCGAACTGGCCGATGGCCTCATCGTCGTCGTACTCGTTACCGACCACGTCGAAGAAGTCAGCCATGAGACCTAGGACGGTGCCGAACGGCTCCACCCGCTGATAGGGGATGTACTTGTCACCCACCTTAAACGAGTAGGGCCGCCAGCCGGTTTCCATCAGCTGCGCCCGCTTCTTTCCATCACGGGGGCCGCCGCCGGTCAGCATACCGGACATGGACGCCGTGGCGGCCGACAGCCATACCAGCTTGCCGACAGCCATCTTGCCTCGGGCCAGGGCGACTCTGGAGGGATCGCCATGAGAGGCGAAGTCCAGGTCGGCCTTCATGCGCTTCATGTGCTTGCCGATGAACGGGGTGTGATCCCAGACATCCAGGATGATGTTGGTGGGAGTGCGGATGAACGGCACGATCTGCCGCATCCAGGGGGAACGCCCGGCCATCTCCTGCAGGCTCTTGCCGAAGCCCCGGTCCAGGGTCTCGGTGTAGGTGACCCTTCGGGAATACTGCAGGCTGTCCTTGGCCAGCGCACCACCGGCCTCGTCGAAGGCTCGATCCATCTGATCCGCGATGAACTCGGCCAGCTTCTGAGGATCGGTGATGCCCTTGTCCAGGCCAGCGGTGTAGAGCTTGGCGTGGAGATGAGCGCGGTAGTTGACCTGCTTGGCCAGCTCGTCCATGCCCATCATAAAGCGGGTGGGCAGGCGCACCAGGGTGCCGATGCCGTCGATGAGGTGGTCCAGGCCGGACTTGGGGGTGTTGTCGATGAACTCCCGCAGGTCACCGCCCCGGAGGCCAGCTTCGAGGCCCTGGCCCAGGCGACGGTTGCGGGAGCTGATGGCATGGATGTAGCCGGTGTCCATGGTAGTGGCGATGGGGTCCAGGATGGGCTGGTCCATCTTGAAGGACTTGGCGGCCAGCTTGGTGGCGGTCCACAGGTACTCCTTCATGCCCACGAACATCTGGGCGGCCTCGCGCCGGGCGACAGCGCCCCGCTGACCACCTTCGATGATCCCGCCGATGTAGGTCTCGGCCGGGGTCAGGAGAGCCTTGAAGGTGTTGGACATGGTGTTGACCATGTGGGTCTTGGGACCGCTGAGGATCGCGTTGATGAACCACTCGTTGGCCACGTCCATGCGGCGGCCCCACTTGGAGCCGGACAGCAGGTTAAGCATGGCTTTGGGATTGTCGGCGGCCTTCATCTGCTGGGCCAGCTTGTGGACCTGCTTGCGCCCGCCGGTCTTGGTGACGATCTCGCGGATGTTCTCCAGGCTCAGGTTGGGCACCTTGCGGTTCGCCCCGCGCAGGTGGTAGAACCCGCTGCCCCAGGCCTGGGAGGCATTCTTGAGGGTGTTGGCTGCCTCGGCCCACAGCTTGGCGTGGTGGACGAACATGGCCTCCTCCACCTCGGTGGCCGCGCCATTGAAGACCTTGTCCCTCAGCTGGAGGGTCCGGCGGCCCAGTTCCTCGGTGACGCTGGACATGATGTTGTACCGGGCGGCCATCTTGTGCAGGGCCTTGGCGTCGTTCTCGACTCCAGCGAAAACCCTAGCCACGTCGCCGCCCAGCTGATCCATCTCACGGGTCACCCTCGCCTTGAACTTGGTCACGTCGTAGGGCTTGGTCTCGCGGAGATGCTCGGTGGCGTCCATCAGCTCGTCGGTGTAGGCGGCTAGGTCTTTGGCCCCTTGCCACTGCACGAAGGACTTGTTCTTGAAGTCGTCGGGGGAGATGTCGTTGATGGACTTCTTGGCGGCGATGATGTCCACCGCCTCCTCGACAGGCATGTCCTTGGAAGCGCGGACAAGCTGCTCGGGGACTTCGGCGTTAACGTGCCGGAAGGCGTCGCCATCGAGCTGCTGAAGGGGGATGTCCGCGTACTTGACTCGGCTGGTCTCGGGATCGAGATACTCTACCTTGGCGGTGCGGTTGACCTTGTCGATTTCGGTGACCGTCCCGACGGCACCGTTGTCGGCGGCCTTCACACGGGAGCCGATGGAGATTCTCTCGGCGGCTTTGTTGACCGCCTCGTCCTCGGCAGCCGCTTTGACCGCGTAAGCCTCGTCGAGCTGCTTGGTTAGAGAATCTACTTCATCCGCACTTTCAGCAAATACTTTAGCTGCCGCCTGCGGATCGGTGCTTTTCAGGTGGTAGAACTTCCTGAGGCCACGGAATCCGGTCAGGGCCGCGTCGGTAATCCCCCCGACCAGCATACCTTCGAGCACCTGCTTGAAGCGCCCCTCCATTTCGGAGTCGTTGGGGTCGGACGCCAGGTATCTGGTGAGGGCGCTGCCGAAGGGCGTGTGCTTTTCCACCAGGTCGGACAGGCGCTGTTCGTGGGGGTCGAACACGGTGAAGTCCGCGATGGCACCCTGGACGGCGGGCTGGATGAACTTGGCGGCAGAGCCGGTCTTGGCGATCATGCCGCCGATCTTGGCCACTTTGATGAACTTGCCCGCGCCGATGAACCCGGCCAGGAACTGGGAAACGCCCCTGGTGATGTCACCGGCCACGGTCTCGGTGTGGACCTCGGGAAGGGTCAGCCAGGATGGGGTCTGGTCGTTGATGGCGTCGGTTCCCAGGACATCATCAATGCCGTTCACGATGGTGTGGCCGAAGTCGATGGTTTCCTGGGCCGCGTCGCGCACTCCGCCGACGACACCCTTGGCGGCGTCCCAGGCGTAGTCGCCCACGCCGGGGTCATTGTTCTGGGGCTGGGTTTGATCAGGGCGGATGATGGTCGGGGCGACACCAGGAATCTGGCTGACAACGTTGGTGAGGTCTAGTTCAGCCACTTATCTCTCCTTATCCCCCGCTCCCTTCCTTCTCCGACCGCCACAGGGGCAGGTACTGCTCGATGACAGCTCGGAGGTATTGCTGGTGATGGGGGTTGGTTTCGTCGTAAGGGAAGTCGTACTGGCTCTTGAGGATCGACTTGAGGCTCTGCACCAGGCGGGCACCCTGCGAGGGGTACAGTAGGCCCAGCTGCTCCTGGACCATCACGGCCAGGTCATCAACCGGGGCGTCGCCTGCGCCTTGGGTGCTGGAGCTGAGATCGCTCAGGGCGATGTTGAGCTTCGTGGGGAACGGGGAAGCCTGCTGCTGCTGAGTCTGCTGTCCGCCGGTCTTGGCCGCCGCCGCCTCTGCGCTGGGGCTTTTCAGGCTCAGCCCGTTGTCGGGCGGCTTGGGCATGGACTTCCGCATCTCCTTGAACAGGTCGCGGGCCTTGCGGGAGACCTCCAGGTCGGACGGGTATGCGCCGTCATGCTCCTGCCGGTACTCCTTGAGCCACTCCCTCATCTCGTCGGACCACTCCAGGTTGATGTCGTCGATCAGGTCGAGACCCTCGGGGGAGAGCTGCTTGGTCCCGGTGAGGGGGTTGGCGTCTCCGGTGGTGAAGGTCCGCTTGACGCGCTCCAGGAGCATGTCGCGGTAGCGGGAGTAACTTTCGTAGGCGGTGACCTTCCGCTCGTAGCTCTCCTCGGTCCTGGGGCGGGCCTGGATGGAGCGGTAGGTCGTACTCTTGAGCTTGCGGTCGCGGGCGGCCACGTCGGCCAGCTTGCGGGCCAGCTCATGATATCCCCGGTTCATCGCAGTGCGGATCGACCGGACGGTCTCAGGATCGTCGTAGGCCACCTCGGCGCTTTCCAGCATCCCCTTGCGGATGGTGTGGTGGGTCGCGTCGAACTGAGCCAGGACGCCCTGCGCCCGCGCCTTCTCGCGCAGGTCGGTCACGTCGGCTAGGGGGTCTTCGTTCAGGCGGTCGGCCAGGGTGTTGCTCAGGACGCGGACAGCCTCGTCGCGGCGGTCCTTCTCCTGCGCCCTGGCCAGCCGGTAACGCTCCAGCTTCTGGTTGGTCAGGGACTCCTTAAGGGAGTCGGCCCTGATGCCGATCCTGCCGATGTCCAGGAGGTTGGGAGACTTCGGATCGTCCGGTCGGGTCTTGGTTGCGGCGGCCAGCTCGACAGCCAGGTCGGGATCATCCAGCTTGGTCGCCAGGGCGACGTAGGACTGCCAGATGAGGTCGTTGACCTTGGTGCCATTCAGGCCGGACTTGACCAGCTCCTTGGCATGGAGCGCGATGCGGCGGCCGATCTGCTCGGCGGAGACGTTGGACTCCAGGTCCGCCTTGACCCACTCAGTGAAGGTCTGGGAGGCGGTCTCGTAGCGGGCATCCTCCAGGCGCTGGAGGCGCAGCTGGGTGATCTTCCCGGCCGCCTTGTTGAGCCAGTCGTCCATGACCGGATGCAGGGCGGTTGCCTTGGCCAGGGGGTCGGTGTCCTCGTACTTCTTGAGAAGGCCGGTGGCCTGCTTCTGGAGGAACTCCTCTACCTGCTCCTGGCTGGCCTCGGGGTCCAGGATGCCGTCAGGATTCTGCTGAATCTGCTCGAACAGGGTGCGTCCCCAGGTCTGAGCATTCAGCCGCAGATTCTCCCTCATGTAGGCCGCCTTGAACCTGGGGTCCATGGCGCGGGGAGCGTTGGGGTTGCGCCGGTAGAACTCGTCCCAGGTCGCGTCGATGTTCTCGCGAAGCCTGGCGGCCTCGATGGCGGCGGCCTGGGCGGCCTTCCCCTCGTCCTCATGCGTCTTGTTGAGGAACTGGTTCAGGCCGGGCTGGACGGTAGCCAGGGCCTTGGAGAGCTGGCCCAGCGGGTTGCTGTCGGCGGGCTTGGCCGGGAGAACACTGGGTGCGATGAAGGTGTCCATCACGGGACGCGCCGGGGCGTAGCCCTTCGCATAGCCGCTGTACATATCCACAGGAGAGGCGGCCGCCCGGCGACGCGGAGCTTCCTTCAGCTCCTTAAGTTGTAGTGGTGCCATCCTTGCTCCTTGCTAGAACGTGTACTTGCCGGTCTTGGGATCGCGGGTTGCGAAGTTGGTGAACGCGCCGAACACGCTGTTGCCGATGTTGCCAAGAGCGCTGCCCCAGTCCAGGGTCTGCTGCTGTATCGGGCTTACAGCCATGGTCGGGAAGTTCATCTGGGCGGGTTGAGGGGTGTTGAAGGTGAAGGCGTTGATCTTACTCTCAGCCCCACGGCGCAGGCTTTCCTTGCTGCGCTCCCTCTGCCGGTTGCCTACATCCAGGTTGTAGAGGACGGCGTCGCGGTATCGCGCCTCCTGCCGGTAGGTGTCCGCCAGGACGGCGTCCAGGTTCATGCCGGAGAACTGGTTGGATGCCAGGGCCTGGCCTACCCTTTCCTGGGCGGCCCGGCGGATGTCCTCCAGCTCCTGGGAGGCAGCCTCGCCAGCCTCGACTTGCTGCTGCCCTACAGCCGCGACCTCCTCGATGTAGGCCTGGTTGGCTGCTTCGGCGTTCTCCAGGTAGAGTTTGTTTTGGTAGTTGACGGAAGCCGCCTGCCACGCCATCTGGGTCTTGAGGTTGCCCAGGGACTGCTCCATCTGCTGCTCGTAGATGGAGTTCCGGTAGTGAGCCATCTTGACCTGGTAGTCGTAGTTGGCGGCGATTTGCTGGTACTGGGAGGCAAGGCTCAGGCCGGTAGTGAATACCGTGGTGCCAATGGAAATGGCTGCCAGGGTGGTTGGTTCACACATCTGGGTTTCTCCTGATGAACTCCCAGAAGGGTTTCTGGGCGACTCCATACTTTTCGTGGAGCTTGACGAACTCGAAGCCAAGCCACTTGAGCCACTTGATGTGCAGCTCGTTCTCGGCGTAGACGAGGTTCCAGAGGACGGGCCAGGCCTTGTTCAGGTCTTCAACCCACTGGCGGCTCTCCTTGAGGAACTGCCAGCGATACGTCCAGAGACCATCCGACCCAAGCAGCCAGATTGCCCCGACGCCAGCCATCGGTGTGGGGGTGACGCCGAACAGGGCGATCACTTCCTCCTTGTCTCCGATCACGGCGGCCGGTACTGCCGAATAGGTGATTCCTTCGAGCAGCACGTTGATAGGCTCCCTGCCGGAACGGGCTTCGATCTCGTCCAGGTCGGCCTGTCGCAGTTTCGGGGCTAGTTCAAAAGCGTCTTGGGCGGTGGCCTCGCGGACGTATCCCATGGTCAACTCCTGCGGCTTCGGGTGTGGAAGAACGCCTCGACTTCGGCGCTGACGAATTTGCATGGAAGGAAGGTGCGATTGGTGAGGGCTACCCGCACCTGGTCCGACTTGGACATCAGGGCGAACTTGCGGGTGCCGGAGTGGAGGGCGATCTGGTCGAGGACGTTGCTGCCGTCCCCGATGATCCGGCCGGAGAAGACGAAGGTGGAGGTGTCGCGGTAGAGCGGAGTGACCTCGACCTCGAAGTAGCCGGTCTCGTTGTAGACCATGGTGATGGTCCTCAGCTGGAGGCGACCGGACGCCACGACGTTCTTGGCACCGCTAGAGCTGGTCTCCTTGAGGGTGAACTCAGAGAACTCGAAGCGGGCCTCGTAGTTCAGGCCGATGAAGACATCGCTGTTGGTGTGGTCGCCTTCCACGACGATGGATGTGGCGGTCTTGGAGACGGTCTGGAGGATGCGGCCGGGGGTGGTCGCCCCGCGCATGACCACGACGTAGTCGCTGGCGAGGTCAATGGCGTAGGGCAGGTTGAAGGTGGTCTCGTCGTTCACCGAATCGTAGGTCACGCTGGCGCAGGCGGCCTCGGTGATCTTGCGGTCCAGGTGGTAGTGGATCGGCTCACCTGTATCCTTCAGGGCCGGAGACAGCTCCAGGCGCTCCAGGTAGACACCATCCGTCCTCTGCAGCACCAGGTACATCGTGGACTCTATGAAGTCCGCGTTGAGGATGCTGGCGTCGGGGAAGGTCCAGTAGCTCCAGCTGGACTGGACCTTCTCGGTGTTCAGCCAGTGGTAGCGGTAGACGTATAGGTTGCTCGGCTCGTCGCCGGACAGGGCCAGGAGGACGCGCTCGTTGTCCGTCACTGCCATCTTGAAGACGTTCTTCGGGATGTACTGAGGGACGTGTCCGGTGCTGTCGGCGGCGTCTTCGGTGTCGCTGTCGGGCAGGACGTAATACTCCTGGATGGAGGTGTACTCGCCCCGGCTCACGGCGAAGAAGATGTTCTTACCTGCGCCCACCGGGGAGGCCTTGGTGGAGGACTCGAAGCTGGTGATGGGCTTGATGGGGGCGTTCTTGGGGGACAGGATTCCGCCGTCTAGGTCCAGCACGAACTGGGTTTGGTCGCTGAAGAACAGCACCTTCTCGTCCCAAGGGATGGCGTGATAAAGGATGCTCACCTTGGTGTGGCTGGCCGCCGCGTCCACCGGGTCGCTGTCCACGATGGTGGTTACGGTGGAGGGGAAGAAATCGAAGAAGTAGGCGGCGCGGGACATGATGACGTTCTCGTCGGCGCATAGCCCCAGCCGGTTCTGGAAGAAGAAGATGTCGTTGATCGTGCGGCCCACGAAGCTAGGGTCAGGGGCGCTGTCCGCGTCGCCCGCCTCCCGCTTACCCCAAACTAGCTGCTCGAAGGAGAAGCTTCCGTCCGACTCGCGGATTAGGGCGTAAGGCATGGTGGAGCCGTCCAGCTCCCACTCGATGCCAGGCTTGACCGTCTCGACCCACACGCCCTCGTCGAAGGTGGCACTGTCGTTGTTGGGGACGAACTTGACGTAGTAGTTGTCGAAGTCGCTGGACTTGTCGCCCACGACCTCACACACGAAGTTCGCCGGGGCCACGGTGGGCAGGTCGCTGAATCGCTGGGCCTGACCCTTGATCAGCTTCATGTGGGTATTGCCCCGGCTGTCTTCGATGGAGACGTTGAAGTCAGCCCCGTCGTTACGCTTGATCCAGATAGTGGACTGCTGCTGGGTGACGGTGTAGTTGGCCCCAAGGGCGGTGGCCAGGGAGGACTGGAGGCTGGAGGCCACGGTGGTGGACTTGATAGGCGGAGCCGAGCCGATGCTGGTGGAGGCGGTGTTGCCGTCCACCGTGATGGAGAAGTCGGTGTCGTAGTTGACCTGCTGAATCCAGACGATGGCCTCGTAGCCCCGGTCAGGGCTGGCGCTCACGGCCGCGTCCTTCATAGCTACCGTCTTGGCCTTGTTGACCACGAAGGTGTAGTCCGCGATGGTCACCACGGCGAAGTCTTCTCGGGGGCTGTCAACGTCCAGGTAGGTCTTGCCGTCGGGGAAGGCCACGGTCTTCTCGTTGCCAGCCAGGTCGAAGACCTTGAGGTCACCGTCGGTGATGATGACCTTGTACCGCTCGTTCACGTCGCGGTTGATGGTGTGGATAAAGACTTCGGAGAGGGTGCCGGTCAGCAGCTTGGCTTCGTGGTACGTTGCCGGGCGCTTCCCCTTACCCTCAACAACGGAGTCCAGGCAGTTAACCTGGAGCTGCCCCTGAGACGGCAGCCGGAGGGGAGCCGCCTGCTGGGAGACGCCGTTGATCATGTTGGGGATGGGGATACTCACCAGCATGGTTATCTCCTGATGTTCGGGAAGGCGTTGAGGATGTTGTATTGGCCGGTCCTCCCCTCCTGATCGAGCAGGATCGCCCTGGCACGAACCTCATCGACCTGGTCGAATCCATGCAGGGTGTCGCTTCCGACGTACTCATCCTGGAACTCCCGTCCCGCCTTGACGGTGATGTAGTAGCGGGCGGTCTCAGGCAGCTCCTCGAAGGGAAGGAACAGGGTCACAGTGGCGAGCACCTTGTCCTCGAACTGGTAGGTGTGGTTGGTCCGGTCGTACAGCCGGGTGCCACGGCGGGTGATCTTCCTGGGGAGGTGGTAGCGGGGGTCAGGGTTGACCCTGATGTAGTTGTTAGGGACGTTGATGTAGCCGTCCACGTCGGGAGTCAGCTCGAACTCGTCCTCGATGTTGAACTGCCAGCCTTCCGTCTGGACCACCCGACTCACCCGGTGCAGGGTCTTCTGGGCGGCCATCACGTCCATGGTCAGCTGACCGTCGAGGCTGTTGATGGGAGCCTCGCCTAGGACGGCGATAAGGGCGTTCACCGCCTCAAGCTCGGTCGTGGGGGTCTGATCCATTAGGACTCTCCAGAGGAAAAAAGAGGGGAGGCCCCTCGATTAAAAGGAGCCTCCCCTTGGGTTCAGGCTTGCCTATTTCTAGGCAGTGGCGATCTCGACGGCGCACTCGGGGCGCAGGATGCCGTGACCCACCGCCATCTTGGCCACCAGGAGGGTAGCCTGGTACATGACGGCGAAGTCACCGGAGGTCATCTCGGTCACCAGGTTCTGCAGCTTCACGGTGCCGATGGCGTCCCGATGGAACACGGCAGCGGCGGTGTTGCTGAAGTCACCGTTGTAAGTGTTGTTCGCGCCGGTAGTGGCGGAGATCAGGCTGGAGGGCAGGTTGTTGCTCTTGGTGAGCGGGATACCGGCCACCCGGTAAATGGAGCCGTCGGCGTACACGCCAGCGCCGCCCCAGTCCTTGTTCAGCAGCTTGGTGGTCTGAGCCAGCAGGCTGTACTGAGCAGGCTTGAGGACGCAGTGGCGGTCGGTCGCCGGGATGTCCTGCTCGTCGAAGGTCTGGGCCGCCTGGAAGATCAGGCCAGCCAGAACCTCGCCGTCGGTCTTGGCGGAGGCGTTGGTGATCTGGGTGCCACCAAAGCCGCCGGTAACGTTGGCGGACGCACGGGCCGCCAGGAGGGCGACCTGCAGGGTGTTCTTGTCCATGGTACGGGCCAGGGCCGCGCCCAGCTGCTTGCTGTACTCGGCACGAACCTCGTAGTGGTTCTTCAGCTCGTCCAGGCTGTAGATCACGGCGTCGGCGATCAGGAGATCGTCGATGTTGATGGTCTTCTCGCCGTGCTTGATCTGGGAGTTACCCAGGATCGGCTCACCCGGTACATGGTAGTGCGCGTCGGCCTTCCACATCACGGGGAACTGGGCGGACTTGCCACTGGTGATCTGGCGCACACGGTGGAGCGGCAGCATCACGTTGGTCTCGTCGAACGCGGTCAGCACCTCGCCAGCGAAGACCTTCAGGAACAGGGCGTTATCCTGCGCCCAAGACCCGTCGGTGGTGGTGTCAATCACGCCCACGCGGGACAGAGTCGCGTTGGTCATTGGACTTTTCCTTTCTCAGGTACGTTTGGATGGTGATGATCGCTTCCAGACGTGGCAGCAGCTTCGCACCCAAGTTGTCCTCCGCAGAGGGCTTGCCGCTGGGCGCTGTTGGTCAGAGAAGCTAAGGCCCCCTGGATAGGGGCACCTGCGTCGGATCATCAGCTGAGAAAGGATGTTTGGAGCTGGAGGTAGGAATCGAACCCACATTGGCGGATTACTAAACCGCAGTTCTGCCGTTGAACTACACCAGCTCAAGGGAATCGCTTTAGGGAAGAACCAGAGGGGGCCTAGCTGGCCTAGCTAGGTGGGGACTTTGGAACGCCTCTGGTTCTTCCCAAGGAAAGGGCCGGTGGATGCCCGGCCGCCAGCCCCCGCCTAGGCAGAAATTAACGGCCGAACACCTTCTTGACGGCAGCCGTGAGCTTGGCGGCCCAATCGTCGTCGGTGGTGTTCTTGGTGATCTTGGTGATGGCCACCACAGCACCGGCCACAGCGAGGGAGGCGGTGCCGATGGCGGCCCAGTTCTCCACAATCCAGTCCATAGGTTCTCCGTTGGGTTTAGAGGTTCGGGGACGCGGCGATGCGCTTTACCACCTCGGCACGGAAGGCCGGGTCGTTGGCGTAGCGCGGATCGGACATGGCCTCCTTGACCTGGGCGTAGCTGGCGAAGGGCTGCACCGTGGGGGTAGAGGTCTTGCCTCGCACGGAAGTCCTCGGAGGCTGACCCATGGAGGCCACATAGCGCCCATGCAGGTTCAGGATGGCGCTCCTGGCCTTGGCTACGTCGCCGGAACCGACGGCGGTATCGAAGTCCGCCCGCTCGGCCTCGGTCAGGTTGGACACGGCCCACTGAGCCATGACCTGGTAGGCCTGGGGACCGCCCACCTCGTTCTGCAGGGTCAGCACCTGGTTCTCGGACAGGGCCTGGGCCTCGCTGACGGCATTCTGGATGCCGCGCAGGTAGGTATCAACCACCGCCTTAGGGAACCCGGCCTCCTCCAGGCGTTTGTAGGAATCCTCGGATAGCTGACCGCTTTCCTCGAACTCCTTGGTGAAGTCGGCCATCTCCAGGCCAGCCACCTTGATGGCTTCCGTGGCGGCCTCCTGCATCTCCTCGGCGGAGTCGGTGCCGTCCTTGTCGTCGCCCTCAGGCTGCTCCTGGTCCTCGCTGGCGGCCGGGGTTTCTTCTTTACCAGCGCCCAGCTTCTTCTCCAGCTCGGCGTAGGCCCTGGCAATCTCCTCGGCGCTCTTGCCCTGGAACTTGTCGGGCATGACGAACTGATCGTCGCCGGTTTTCTCGATCAGGCCGGTCTCGGGGTTCTGGCCAGGGGCCAGGTCGATGCCGTCCTTGGGGGTCTCCTTCGGGGTAACGCTGCTTACAGCCACAGATTCAGACATGGTTCCTCCGGCCGGTCATCGGTGGATGATGGTGGTTCCAGCGGGAGCGCCCTGCGGGTCTTCGATCACCACAGGGTCTCGCTGAACGAACTCCACCTGTCCCAGGTTGGCCACGTTGGCGCGGCCGGGAGCCTTCACCGGGGGGCGCTCCTCGTTGGAGCTGACGCGGGTGCCCTTACCTTGGGCTTCCAGGTCAGCCACAACGTCTGCGGCAGATTCTTTCTTGGGGGCCATTACTCAGTACCTCCTGGTTGTGGGGCGGCTCCAGCGCCGCCTTGTTTGATACCGGCCTGGGCCAGACCACCCATCTGCTTGAGAGCTTCAGGGCCGAACATCTGCATCATCTGCTGCATCTGGGTCTGCTGCTTCTCGGCAGCGATTTGCTCGGGGGTCTTGATCAGGCCATCGGTGTTCACGCCTTCGGAAATTCCAAGGCGGTCGATCAGCTCGGCGACATTTAGCACCTGTACGGCGATCTCGGGGCCGACGGTGTTGGTGATGTCGGAGATGAACTGCATGAGCTTGTTGCGGTCGTGGCCACGGCCAAGGGCTTCCAGGCCGGTCACGATGGTGGGCCGCACCAGCTTCTCGGGGAGAGCCGGAATCCGGCCAGCCCTTTGCAGGCGGGCCATCCTGGCGCGGACGTAGGGGAGCTGAAACTCCTGGGAGAGAATGGCGTAGGCACCGCCCAGCGCATCCTCCAGCTCACCGGCCATGTAGCGAATCTCCTCGGCGGTGACCCGCTCGGCGTTACGCTGGATGGCGGTGTTGAGCATGAAGGCGAAAGACAGGCGCTCGGTCAGGGACTCGATGGCCTTGTAGGCTACCTGAAAGTCCGCGAACTTCTCCAGCTGGAGGAAGTCCACGTCGTCGGCAGTGCCCTCCACGAAGTCGCCGTTCTTGGCCTCGTTCAGGGTCTTGACGCTGGTGGTCCCGTTGGGATGCACCAGGCCCAGGACGCGGGCGGAGGCAACGGAGCCTTCGACCACAGCTTGCCAGAGGGTCTCTAGGGACTTGAGGTCGCCCAGGATTTCCTCAACGTAGCTCCGGCCGTAGTCCTCGCCGTCAAGGTGGGACCAGCGCAGGACAATCCAGGGACACTTGTCCTGGGGATAGGTGGCCTCGGAGCCAGGAATCTTGATGCCGAAGCACTCCTGGTACTCGGTCCACATATTTCCTTCGAGCTTGACGTGGGTGAAGATGTGGAGGCTCCGCTCGACAGAGTCGCGGTCCTTGGAGAAGGCGTCCTTGTACTGCTGGGTCTGGGAGATCGCGTCGAGGGTCTCCTGGTCCAGGGCGGACGGGGAGACCATCTCCAGGGACACGGTCTCGATAACGTTGCCCTCGGGATCACGGACGCAGACGTAGCGGTCCAGGTGGTAGAACCTGAGACCGTACTCGGTGTCGTGCAGGAGACCGTTGCCCGCGACCACCAGGTGCTTCAGAGCCTCGTCCACAACCACGCGGTCGGACGACGCCTCGATGTCTTCCTGGACGGAACGCTCGATCTTGCCTAGGGCCTTCTCCATCTCGGTCTTCTGCTGCTTGCCGTCTTCGCCGGGAGGCAGTTGATCGAGGACCATGCTGTCGGGTTGGAGTTTGAAGAATGGGTCGTTGGGAGGGAGGAGCAGGAGAAGCATCTTGGCCGCGATGTTCTTGACTCCCCTCGCGCCTAGGGCCTGCCAGGGAGTCTTGATGTCGTCGCTTTGGGTAGCGCCTTCATGCTGCCGAATCAGGTGCGGCATGGTGAACTTGGCGCACTCCCTGGCCCTGTTCAGGTAGATGTTCCTCTGCGGCTCAAGCTGCCGATAGCGGGCTTCTGCCGTCCCCCCTACGCCACGATCAGCGGTAGGGGCGTCGCTCATGGTTTAGCCTTTCGGAATCTGGAGGCCGGAGGGACCGTCTTCGACGGGCAGGGACAGGCCGATGCGAAGCGCCTTGGTGCCCTTCTTGCCAGCCGTCGGGGAGTTGGTGGAGCGACCGGCGGTGCGGCCGGGGCCTTCCTTGCGTTTCTCGGGGGAGAGCTTGGCCAGGGAAAGGGCCGAAGGAGTGGCGGGCGGGGGCGCGGGCGGGGTCGGCTCGATCTCGGGAACCTCGAAGCTGGGAATCTCGATCTTAGGAGGCTCGTACTTCGGCGGCTCGGGAATGTCGGGTACGTCAGGGGCGAGACACATGGTGGGTTCTCCGTTAGTTGGTCTCGAAGACGGAGAGACCGTCCTCAAGGGCCTGTTGGAGTTTGCGGACGACAGACCGCTGGCCGACCTTGATCCAGATTTGCCGCTCGGAATCCTTAGGATCGGGGCACTTGTCGGGATAAAGGCGATCCAGGGCCTCGACTAGGGCGGGATCAGGGGTGGGAATGCGGCGGGACATGGCTAGTCCTCGTCTCCGTTCACCGCGCAGAGAAGCTCGATGTCGGGGATGAACTCAATCTCGAAGTCGCCTTCGGGTACGAGGATCACATCGACGACCTCGAAGTCGCCTTCGTCGGTGAACTCGATTTCAACCTCATGAATTTCGTGGGGGTCTGGCACTACTGCCTCCAGGAAGGATGGCTGGGGCGGCTGGACTCGAACCAGCATCTCGCGGTTAACAGCCGCGTGTTCTGCCGTTGAACTACGCCTCAGAGGAAAGGAGATGAGCGCCCAAGGCCCCAGCTCCCCGGCTTACAGGGCGGGAACCTCAGGCACTCAAAGGTCTAGCGAATGGGACAGGCCCCGGTGGCGCACTCGTCCTCGACGGGAGAGTTGCCCTGGACCTTGTCAAGCTGGATGGGGCGGAGGCGCTTCACATAGTCAGTGAAACGCTCCTTAGTGACGACTTCCTGAGGCAGGTACGCATACCCGACATCCTCTGCCGTCTTGGTGGGATCGACGCGGGGGAGGAAGGACACACCGACGTAGGTTGACCAGTTGTTTTCCAGCCAGTCGATGATGCTCGGAATCTCCTCCTTGTCGTAGGAGACAGTGATGCTGACGTTCTGGTCGCAGTAGGACTGCATCAGCATCTTGTAGCGTTCAAGCTGCTCCGTGGCGCTTTCCAGGTTGACCGGCATCCCTCCGACTTCCTCGAACGGGACATCCGGCCATTCCACCGGCATACGCACCACGGTGATACCCGGCTCGAAGGGGCTGGGGAAGGTGTGGTAACCGGCCGCCTCCATCTCACCGACCAGAGGATCGGCGGACTGGAAGCTGACGTGGTTGAAGATGTAGCGACCGGCGGGCTTGTGGACTCCCTCGGTCGTGTCCATGATCTTGCTCACGGTGCCGCTGGGCTTGATGGTGGTGACGTTCTTGGGCATCTGAGTGCCAAGCTCGGCAGCCATCGAGTAGGCCCCTGCGGTCGCCGCGTTCCTCAGCTGGCGAAAGTCGAAAGGTGTCAGGTCGGGACGGCGCACCACCCCGGTTAGACCGACGCCACACAGGCGGAGGAACTCATTGTTCTGGTGCCAGGCGGGCGACAGAATGCCGTCCTCCAGGTTCACCAGGGTTTGCCTGTAGGAGGCCCTGGCCATCAGCCAGACTGCCCGCTCCAGGCCCAGGTAGTCGTCCTTGAACGCGGCCAGGTTTACCTCGGCCAGATTGCAGAATGATTTATTGGCCAGCAGGACTTCCCCGCAGGGATTAACGCCAGAGAACCATGGTGCCCTCCGGCGGGCCTCCTGGCCGTTGATGAATCCAGGCTCCGACCCGCCGCACTGGAGCATCAGGTCGAACACATGCTCCAGTTCCTTGTGGCTGGGTTGGTCCCAGAAGATGAGCGAGTTGTTGGATTGCGCCCGCTGTCGGTTGTCCTCCCAATAGCGATCCTTGGCGGTGGCGAAGGCATCCCACTCAGGGTCACCGTAGGAGATCAAGCCGATCTCGGCGGCGCGGCGGCTGGACAGGGTGGTGCCCAGCCAGTTGACCAGGTCGAGGATGTCGAGCTTGGTCAGCAACTGCCCTGCCCTCTTGTTGAGGATGGCGGCCATGGCCGGGAAGGCTACTGATAGCTGCTCGTCACCAAGAGAAGTCCAACCATAGCCAGCCAGATAGCTTCCGGCTGGGCGAATTTCGGACAGGTCAAATACAAGGCGATCAGCAGGATACTTGCCAGCAAGCAACTTCCCGGCAGACTTAGCCCAGCCTTCAGCAGAGTCGCCAACCTTGATCGTCCAGGTACGCGAGTCCGCGTCCCAGATTTCCTCATTTTGATCACTGCCTCCTTTACTGCGGCGGGTTGATCTCACAACATCCACCGTCGGAATGCGACGAGCGAAGCCGCTGAGGGTTCCGGTGATCGGCCGGAAGCCCACGCCGCACCCTTGCAGGAGCAGCCAGAAGCAGTCCACGATGTCGTTGACCGTCTCGATCTTGAGGAACGAACAGTTGAACTGCGACGCCTCCCGGCGCTTGGCGGTCTCGGTGCCGCCCAGCCACAGGGTGCGCCCGGCCACGGAGGCCTTGCGGGAAAGCAGCAGCTGCTGCAGCTCGATCAGCTCGGTGGCCTGGGAGCGCCCGTTGGCCCGCTGCCACAGCCACTGCTGATGCATGATCACCCGGTTGACAGTGTCCTTCCAGGTCTCGAAGGAGCCATCCTCCAGGGGTCGGTTGTATGTCCTTCTGGTTATCAGTTCAGCACGGGTTGATGGGTTCACTGCATGATCTCCTGCACACGCTCGAAGATGATGTCCACCGCCTCGTCGTAGGGGATCGACTCGAACGGGATGGAGTTGTGACGGAGGAACACCTTGATGCCCCAGTCGATGTCACAAGCCTGCTCCAGGGTTTGCACCCGGCCATACGGCTCGTACTCCTTGGAGCGTCGCAGCAGGAAGTTCATGTTGTCGAACTCACGAAACAGCCGTGCGGACATGCTCTCGACCACCGCGTCCACGTCGTAGAACAGGGGGAGCAGGACGGGGCTGTCGGTGATGATCAGGTCCACCTGACCGTCGAGTATTTTCTGGCGCTTGTACTGCTCGATCAGCAGCTCGGCCGGAAGGGCCTTGTCGAGGGTGCCCTGATAGACCAGGTCTTTGGCGTACTCACGCACCAGCTCGACCTTGAATATCTGCTGCATCTTGAGCTTGTAGAACAGCCCGGCCGCCGTGGTGGATTTGCCGCAACCGGGACCACCGAACAAGTTGATCACCTTCATCGGTTGCCTCCGCCCATCTGCTTGTGCAGGGAAGGTTCGATCTCCTTACGCTCAAGCCGCACCTTGACCAGGGCCTGGAAGCTCTCCCACGGCATACCCATCGCCTTACACAGGCGGCGGCGTAAAGCTCGGGGAGGCTGCTGCTGTGCTTCGATCATGGCGGCGGCCAGGTCGGCGTCCTTGTTCAGCTCGGCGTCGATGGCTCCGATGTAGAACCTCATGCCTCACCTCCCAGGATGTCCTCCATGGTCAGCAGACCGTGCTGGTCCTGGCGGATGGCCATGGCGATGCGGCAAATGGCGTGTCCCAAGTGATCGTCGGATCGATCACCGGCCAGGTAACCGACTAGGTGGCCAAGCGCATGGTTGATGCAGTCCTCGGCCGGAATGTTGTGCCAGTTGTCCCGCTCGTACTTCTTGGCTCCTTCGCCAAACACGTTGGCCAGGGCGAACAAGGCCTCAGGCGGAACCAGATGGAAGGCGTAAGGTATGGGGCTGTTCTTGCCACCGGCCTCGTTGACCACAACCTCGTTGGTTGGGGCTAGGCCTTTTTGTTGAAGCTTGTACGCTTCGTATTCGGCAGCAGGGTCGTGTGCTTGCATAACCAACTCCTGTAAATCCAAAGAAAGACGCCCGGCAGCCACCTCAGGACCACCAGACGTTTTTCCTTGGACTATAAGGGCAACTTAATTGTCAGGCGTCCAGGGGATCACCCGCTTTTGCTTGAAGTTGTAGTCACTTACGCGACATATCCTGGCCACCTGCGCCTGCACCAGGGCGGCCTCCTCTCCCAGGTTCTTCTTCCTGTAGGCGGCGACCACCGCCTCCCACAGCTCAGGGACCGAAGCGCCTATTGGAGGGAGAATCCTCTTGGCGGTCTTGGGGCCGATGCCGGGGCACCCCTTGTAGCCGTCGGTGGTGTCGCCGGTCAGCGCCTGGAACAGGTGATGCCAGTTGGCCTCGTCTTCGCTGATCTCGCGGATGTCCTCGCCGCGCCGTCGTTGGTACAGGCCTGGGATGGTCTTGAGGTCTTTGTCCAGGGAGACCAGGACACGCTCACCTGGCTTGATGCCGGTGACCATCTCGAAAGGCTTGGCTCCCATGGTGGACAGGATGCCCAGCACGTCGTCGCCTTCGAGCGTGGGGCGCTCCAAGGTGACGTAGTTGTCCAGGACGTGCTGGACCAGGGCCTTGTAGACGAGCGGCTTGCGCCCGTCGCGGTTGTACTTGTAGGTGGGGAGGATTTCGAGACGCCAGTTGCTGGAGCGGTCGGTGGCGGACAGGGCCATCACCACGTTGTCCGCGTTCAGCTCGTCCATGATCTGATCCACGGTGTCGTCCAGGGAAATCTTGGCCAGCCTGGCGTCCCCGTGCAGCGTCCAGAAGTCCTTGTGCCACTCGATGGCGGTCTCATGGACGGCGCTCACCTGGTAGATCAGGATGTCGGCGTCTAGCAGAAGTGTACGCATGGACGCTCCCTCCGGTTCTCAGCTGCCTGGATCACGGAGTTCAGCCAGGCACCGCAGGTGGGGCACAGGTCGTACCGGCGGCGCACGAAGGCGGAGCCGGAGTTCTCGGGAGCCGCGATGGTGATCTCCCGCAGGTCTTGCGAGTGGGTGATCTCCTCACGGCAGATGTCGCAGAGTCTGAGCAGGGCCATGGTTATCTCCTAGTGGGTCTCGGCCCAGTTCCGGCCGGACTTGTACTCCCCGTCCAAGGGGATTCTCAGGTTGAAGTGTTCACCGGCCTTGCGAATGGCCTCGACGCAGATGGGGCCGATCTTGTCCTCAAGTCCCTCCTTGACGTAGAGCTGGTTCTCGTCGTGTACGTTGAGAACCTGGAACCAGTCCTTGCCCTCGATGTAGCCAGCCTCATGCAGCATGTCCCACTGCAGGACGGTGGCCTTCTTCATCACGATGGCCCCGGCCCCCTGAAGCAGGGTGTTCAAGGCGGAGTGCTGGGAGCGCACCGGCAGCTGCCTGCCGTCCAGGCCGCGCAGCCAGCCGCGCTTCTTAGCGGCCAGCTTCACACCGTCCTGGAGCATCTTGAGGGCGGGCAGCCCCCTGAGGAACTTGGCGCGGAGCCGCGCTCCGATCTTGCCGCGAATCTCCTTGGATGCGTCAGGTCGCAGGATGCCGCCCAGGAGCGGGTTGCCTGCCCCGTAGAGGAAGGCGTAGATGAAGGTCTTGGCCGGGTCTCGGGCGGGCAGCCCGGCGGCCTTCTGGTTCACGGTGTGGATGTCGCCGCCCAGGACTTCCTGAGCGTAGGCACCGCCGTCCCACCGGCCCATGTAGTGAGCCAGCATTCGCAGCTCCAGGCCGGAGGCGTCGCACCCCAACATGACGTAGCCCTTGGGAGCGTAGAACATCTCCCGGCATTCCTTGCCGTAGGGCACCGGCCCCTTCTTGTTGTAGAGACTCGGCACCTGGGCCAGGTTGGGGTAGCGGTGGGTCATGCGGCCGGTGGCGGCCCCGTTGGTCACCACACCGCCGTGGATTTTTCCGTTCTTCACGCACCGGAGCCAGGCCTGGTTGCCCTCGGCGATCTGGCTGATGCGCTTGGTGAGCATCAGGTACTCGGCGATGGGTTCAGCTTCGGGGTACGGAAGGCTCTTGAGGATGTCCTCGTCGATCTTCGGCAGCCCGGTCTTGGTGAACTCGATGGGGTTCCAGCCGCGCAGCTTGATCAGCCGGTCGGCGATATGCTCATTCGAGCCGGGGTTGAACTCGACCAGCTTTATCTTGCACATCGCCGCGCCCTGGACGTAGCCCATCTTGCGGTTGTCGCGTTTCGGGATGAACAGCTTTGGCTTTCCGGTGGACTGGTGCTTGGAGGCGGGCACCCACCACGGCTCGAAGATGGTCCGCAGTTGGCGCTCCAGGGCCGCCCGCTTGGGGGCCAGCTCGGCATACAGTGCCTCGGCTGCCTTCTCGTCGAAGAAGACGCCGTTCTGTTCTTGCTTCCAGATGATCTCACGGACTCGATGCTCCAGCTCGATGGCCTCCTCGGAGTAGTCCTTGCTGAGGACCAGCTTCCAGAGGGCGTCGGTGACCTCCACGTCCTGTTCGCAGTAGGACTGCATCTCGGGGGTCCACTCGGACCAGTCGGTGGTCTCGCCGAAGTTGCCTTTGAGAACGCCCAGGCGATATCCCCAGGCCTTGAGAGAGTGGCTGCCCATAAGGTTGCCGGGGAAGCTCGGGTTCTTCCGGCGCAGCTTCATGTCCAGCGGAAAGATGTCGGACCAGATCAGGCGCGACAGCACCAAGGTGTCGCGGACGACTCCCTTGGGCTGCCAGCCTGGGTACAGTTTTTGGATGGCCGGGATGTCGAAGGTGATAATGTTGTGGCCGACGATCATGTCAGCCCGTTCCAGCATGTCCAGCCCCACAGCTATGGGAAGCCATCCCGGTTGATCAGCGCAGCTTGCCGTCTCGCCCGACTCTGTGTCCTTGATCACGATGGAGTGGATCGTGGTCAGCTCGTCCAGCAGTCCGTTGGTTTCTATGTCAAAGAGAAGGGCCATCGGGCCTCCTTGTCCTAACCGCTGGGCGGCCAGGTCTTGAGGCCTTGCCCAGGTCGGTACTTGATTGCCATGTAGGTGGGGTTGAGGGAGGTGTCCTTGATCACCTTGATGCCGAAGATGTGTAGGTCGGAGTCGGGAGGCGGAGCCAGGACCGGCAGCGCCCCAGGAAGCGACGCCTCAGCAGCTTCACGCAGCAGGCAGCGATAGGCGTGGCTGCCGCACACCGCGTGTTTCGGGGTATCTCCGCGAAGCCTGACCTGCTCGGCCAAGGTGTGGAGGTACTCAATCCACAGCATCTCAGAAGTCCATCGCCGCGCAGGGGTCGGCCCCCAGCTCGGCCTTGGCGTGATCCAGCAGCACGTCGGCGCGGGCCACCTTGGAGACCAGTTCGTTGCGCTCCTCGCGCAGCTCCTTGAGGGACTGGTTGAGCGCCTTGCTGGTGGTCTCGGCCAGGTGCAGCTGGTGCTTCAGGTTCTCAACCTGGGCCTCCAGGTTCACGACCTCGCGGCGGTGAGCTGCTTCCTTCTCATGCAGCAGGTCGCCCAGGTTGCACTCGTAGCGGTAGCACTGCTCGGACAGGAAGCTGCCCTCCAGTCCCACGCACTTGAACTCGACCTCGTAGATTTGGAGGTTCCTGAGGCTGTTCAGCGTCTCGCTGTAAGCCCGAATGAAGTGGGTGGAGATGGAAGGGGACACGGCCACCTTGACCACGGGCAGCGGACGGGCCAGGTATTCCTCGCGGAACAGCTTGCCTTGGATGTAGAGCTTCGCCTTGACATGGGTGTCGTTCATCAGAAGTCTTCTCCCTCAGCACCGTCCGACTCGTCCCCAAAGGGGCAGTCCTCATAGGCCAGCAGTCGGCCGGTGTCGTGGTAGTAGCGGGCCTTCCCGGCATCGCCGGTCTTGCCCACTGGTCTGTTTTTGAGAACCCGCAGGCCCATCACGTCCTGTTCGCTGTTGCTGGTCTGGTCCCGGTAGCCAGCGACCACGATGTCGCTCAACTGTTCGAGACCGCCGGAGCCGCGCAGGTCGGTCAGGGTGGGGATGCGCCCTTCGTTCCAGCTCTTGCCGGTGCCGCCGGGGCGCTTGAGGTGGACGATGGCCAGGCACCCTGCCCCGGTCTCCTCAACCAGGGAACGGAGTTTGGTCATCAGCTTGTCGATGGTTTTGCGTTCGTTGCCGTCGTCCTCGTCCAGGCCGGAGACGACGATGCTGATGTGGTCCAGGATGATGAACTTGCAGCCCAAGCCGACGATCATGTACCTGATCTTGGAAAGCAGGTTGTCGATCTCGGAGCTGCCGAAGTGTTCGTAGAACCACCAGCGGTCGGTATCCAGGGTCTCGTCGAAGGCCCGGTCGATGTCCTCGTCGGTGACACCTTCGCGGGTCAGGTGGATCGGCTTGTTCAGGTGGATGCCGATGTACCGCTGGCCGGTGCGCTCGACATTTTCCTCCAGGGCCAGGACGCCCACCGTCTGGCCGTGAGTCATGGCCAGGTCATAGGCCAGCTCCTGCACCAGGGTGGACTTGCCGATGCCGCTGCCAGCGGTGAACAACCAGATTTCTCCAGGCCGGACACCCATGGTCTTCTCTTGCAGCTCGGGATACGGCACCGTGAATCCAGGCACCGGCTCTTTCTTGACTCGCTCCCTGAGGTCGCGGCCGGAGATGATGCCGTCCGGCCGGTAGGGCTTGGCGTCCCACAAGGCTCGCATAAGCTCGTCGCCCCTGTCGGCCAGGAGCATCTCGTTGGCGTCCTTGAGGGGAAGGTGGGCGATCTTGGCGCGGCCAGGGGTTAGCAGCAGGGCGCAGTCACGCGCCGCATCCTGCCCAGGCTCGTCCATATCGAAGCAGATCACCACGGACTCGAAGGTTTCGAGCCACTCCATGTTATCCTGGAATGCCTTCTTGGCACCCTTTGCGCCGGAAGGGATAGAGACCACGGGGTACTTGTTGCCCTGCAGTTGGCTGACGGACATGGCGTCTATCTCGCCCTCGGTGACGATCACGCGCCTGCCGCCGGTACGCCAGATGTGCTGGCCGAACAGCTGTACTCCCTTGGCCTTGCCCCGCCAGATGAAGTCCTTGTCGGGGAAGCGGATGTGCTGGGCGCACACCTGGCCTTGCTGGTTGCGGTAGTGGGCCACCTGACAGACCTGCCCGGCGTGACCGTGGGGGTCATCCTTGGGCATCCGGCTCACGCTGTAGTCGAACTTGGCGGCGGTGGCTTGGCTGATGCCCCGCTTACTGAGGGGCATGTAGTCGCCGCGCTCGATGAGGTCTTTGGCCATCACCCTCCGCTCCGGTTGGCCTCCGTCAGGAGGGAAGTAGGTATCGCAGGAATGGCAGAACCTGTGCCCGTCGCTCCAGACAGAGCAGGCATCGCTCGATCCGCACTCGGGGCACGGTTCATGCCGAATGAAGTAGGACTCCGTTTCGGAGGTAGGCATCGCTACCAGGTCTTGACCTTGTTGGTGGGGTAGTAGACGCCGTCCACGCCCTTGACCAGGAAGCCCTCGGCCACCAGCTTGTTGCGTTGCTCGGCGCTCAGGCGATAGCGCATGTAGGTCTGGCCGGTCGCCGGGTGGGTCAGCTTGGTGCGGCCCACCTGGCCGATCACGGTGCCCTGGCCGTAGCCCAGGCGGCTCCAGAACATCATGTTGTCCAGGTCGCTGATGCGGGCGGTGACGTTGGCGATGCCCAGGTTCACCATGGCGTCCTGGCGGGTGATGCCGGACTTGCTGTTGGCCATGTGGAACAGGAGCTTCTGGTTCTGGTTGTAAGCGGCGATCTTCATGGTCTGAGTCATGGGTGACTCCTTTCGTTCTCGGTTGTTGAGAGGATTTGAGGTGCGCTACCGGCAGGCACGTCCGTAGGCGACGAGCATGTCCCTGATGCGGGCGAAGAACTCGTCGTCGGTCATGGTGCCTAGAGCGCGGTTGACCCACCAGCAGACCCACCGGACGTTGTCCTTGGTGTAGCCTTTGGCCGGGTCGATGCGGTCAGCTGACGGTGCGTCCTCGGCCACGCCCCTCTCGCTGAGTTCCCAGGAGAAGGGCAGGCCGGTGAGGTCGCAGTGCGTTTTGGTTTTGTAGGCCTCGTAGATGTCGTCGATGGTGAACTCGACGGGAGGCAGTTTCTGCTTGGCAGTGGTCTCCACCATCTTGGCTAGGGTGCGAGACGCCTTGTTCCTCCGCCTGTTCGCTTTGCTCTTGCAGCTCTTGCAGTAGCACTGCAGCCCGTCTGAGGTGCAGCGGTTCCTACTGAACAGCGTCCGGTGAACCATCGCCTTACATCTAGGGCACCACTTAAAGGAGACCCACATGCTCTGCCCACGACTTCACATCGAAGCTCGGACAGTCCTTGTGAGGGTCCAGGTCTCGGTGTCCGACAACCCGCCGGATGCGATAGCGGAGGAAGATACTATCGATCAGCTTCCGCAGGGCGGCGAATTGTTCCTTGGTGAAGTTGTTGTACGGTCGCTTGCGGGTACTCAGGCCGCCCACCAGGCAGATGCCGATGGATACCTTGTTGTAGCCGTAGGCGTGAGCGCCGGGGCGATCCTCCGGCCTGCCTTCTTCGACCGTGCCGTCGCGCCGAATGACGTAGTGGTAGCCGATCCCTAGCCATCCGCGTTGGCGGTGCCAGCGATCAATCTCCTTCGCCCCTACGTCCATCTTCGCGGGCGTGGCAGAGCAGTGGACCACCACCATCTCTGGCAGGTTGGCCATCTTGGCTGCTCCGGTTGTGTGAGGGTTGGCGATGAAAAGGCTGATCACCAGGATCAGCAGACTAACCGTCCTGAGGCAGCGAGATACCCCATTGAGCGAGGGCATCGGCGCTTCTCCTGTTCAGAGGTTCCTCCAACCATTTGGTGGGAACCCGGCGGGCGGCATACTTGAACCCGTGATGCTTGCACCACAGGGCGTAGGTGGTTGTGGACCGCTTGCTGATCTTGGCGTTGGGGTTGGAGAAGACGAAGCGGATGTCCAGGTCGGGCAGCTGCTCCTTGATCAGCAGGTGCTTGTGCCTGTCGCTCGTCTCGAACCGGCCCTTGGCCTCGATGATGATTGCGTTGGGGAGGATGAAGTCGGGGGTGTACCGCGCCGTTCTTGCGGGCACGGTGTACTCGACCCGGCCTGGCTCGTAGAGAAAGATCAGTCCCTCACGCTCCAGGTTCTGGGCCAAATTCACCTCAAGCCCGCTACGATAGCCTGTCTTTTTCCGCTGTTCGTGGTACGCTGCCCACCGGCTTCGCCCTCTAAAAGTCCCCCGCGCCATCGTCGTCGTCGCCGTCTGCGGGAGCCTCGTCGAAAGCACCGGCCTCCTTGGAAGCGTCGAAGCCATCCTCCTCGCCGAAGCCGTAGCTGCTGGCGCTACGCTCACCCGGACCCTGGCGCTCGATGACCTGCACCGCTTCCAGGCGCAGGCTCACACCGGCCTCGTTGTCCTTGGGGGTGTAGTAGGGGGACAGCTCGTATGCGATCTTGACCACGGAGCCACCCCAAATGGGGGTCTCGGTGGGGTCGATGGCGTTGCCCTTGGCGTCGAACACGCCGGGGCGGAACTCGTAGGTCTTGCCGGTCTTCTTGGAGGTGACCTTGGCCTTCATCTTGAAGTTGAAGATGTAGTTGCCGGTCTCCTCGCCCTCGTCGTCTTCCTCCATCTTGCAGGAAACGTCGGCCGCGCCCATCTTCTTGAGCTTGGCGGGCTTGATGTCCTCGCGGGTGTCCTTGATGAACTCCACCGCCTCGTCGCGTTTCTCGTTCAGGAAGGCCAGGAACTTCTCGCCCTCCTGCTCGTCCAGCAGCAGGCCGATCTTGTACACGCCGTCGGTGTCGAACCGGGTGTCCGGCTCATCCAGCTTGGGGAAGAATGCGACTCCCTTGGGGGTCACGCTACGGAACCACGCTTTACGCGCCATACTTATCCTCCAGGGCCGCGACATCCACGCCGTCGGCCATCAGTTCTTCTTGAAGGTCCAGGGGGAGGGGCTTGTCTGCTTTCAGCAGCAGGACTGCTACCTCGATTGCCGGGAGCGCCATCAGCACATGCTCCCCAGCGGGCAGTCGAACATGAGCATGAAGATCACCCTCGGGTTCGCCATGCTGCCGTGATAAAGGGGAAGCTGCCGGGGATCGAAGGCGTCGCAGGCCCGGTCGGTCGAGGTGGCAGGCCAGCAGAAGCCGTGGTTGATTCGGCACAGTCCGTCGGCCGGGACCAACTCGGTCGGGCCGCCCGGTCGCTTGCTCCAGCGGGTGCAGTCGTAGCAGGTGGGCGGCATCACAGTTCCTCCTTCATGTACATCTCGACGGCGGCGAACTCGGGGCGCTTGCCCTCGGCGTCGCTCATCATCCGGTCCACGCTGCCCAGCACGTCGCCCAAGGGCATGTCCACATGGGCGGCCAGCAGGATGGACACCGCACCAATGGCGGCCATCTGCACCTCGGGGTCGAATGCCTGGAGGGCGTCGATGGCAGCCATCGAGGCGTTGCTCACCTGTCGAAGGTCAGCGTTGTTGAACTGGTCTCGATTGAACATTTGGGTTTCACTCTCCTTGCTGTCAGGGGTTGGCATGTGCGCCTGCGAGTGTTTCGCAGACCATAAGGGCAACTTAATTCATCGCAGACCAGGGAATGTCCCGATTTCAGGACTATTTACGCAAAAAAATAGCCTGCCTCTGCCACGCTATCGAGACAGAGGTTTCCCTTGGGAGGCAGGGGCGGAAGTTCAACACCGTCTGGAAGGACGGCGGAGATTTCCCTGGCGAAGTCGGCCAGCACATCACTGCTGCCGTACATATCAATGAAGGCCTGGCGCAGGCAGTCGGCCAGCACCGGGGCGTCCGCCGCATGGGTGGCGTAGCTGTCATGGACCATGCCGAAGCACGACACTCCCCGGTCCAGGGACAGGCAGATGGTCTTCATCAGGTGGCTGGCATCCAAGCTGTGGACGTAGTTGGGACTGACGCCGGAGGCCTGCTTGCGCTTGTTGATCTCGTCTCGGGCGACGGGAATCTTGATGTACACCGGGTCACCCACCACGGTCTTCACCAGGCGGAGGTCGAAGGCCTTGTACGCCTGGAGTACCGGGAACCCGGTAGGGGTGGTCCAGGTCAGGGGCAGGCCTTCCTTGGAGGCCACGCGGGACGCCTCCACCAGCCAGTCCATGGCCTCGCGGGCGGCCACCACGGTCGCGCCGATGGCATCCCACACGATGTCCGCTAGGTAGGCGGCGGCCGGGAACAGATCATCGCCGAACGGGTTGAACCCTTTGGCCTCGATCTTGTCCCTCATGTAGTCCAGGATGTACCGGCGGCAGGAGTAGGGCTTGGCACCGTAGGGCAGCACCATCACCGGGCGCTTGGTGCATTTCCTGTCGATCCCGAAGGCCAGCCAGTTGGCCGCCAGTTGATCTCCCTTGGTCGCCTTACCCTTGAGCTTCTCGATGGTCTTGTCAGCCACCACCTGGTAGATGTCCTGCGGGGTCTCGGCCGGGATCAGGTTTACTGCCTTACCGCTGATCTCGTCCCTCAACAAGGCGGCGAAGTTCTGCAGCCCGTTGTTGCTGCCGTCCATGGCCACCGGGATGCGGCTCTTGTAACCGTATCCGTGGGCCACGAACTCGGACCACTCGAAGCAGAAGGCCAGGAACTGAAACGGCTTGTCCGCCTCGGTCCAGGCCAGGTGGGTCAGGGGATCGTCGGCGATCTCATGGATCATCTGCAGGTTCTCGACCACCCACTTCACGCGGTCGTCGAACGACACCTTGTCCTCGCCCCAGCAGTTGGCACCGTGGATGGCCAGCCAGCGGGACTGCTCGGGGGTCTCGATGGCCTTGCCCTCGGCGAACTCCAGGCATCCCTTGGACACGTCCATGCCCTGAGGGTTGAGGAACATGGGCATGGGATAGGCCCGGCCACGAAAGTCTAGCTGGTGAGGGAAGTAGATGGCCTCGAAGTCGCGGAACATCTCACCGATCCATATGATCTTGGCGATCTGCAGGCGCTTCGACACCAGCTTGGCATTCTCGGCGTGGATCAGGGAGGCCTCGCGTTTCCAGTCGCGCAGGGAATCCTTGTTGGTCTCGATGTCCTCCGGCTTCTCCGGCAGGGGCTTGTCGTCCGTCGGGGGCAGACCGGCAATCTTGCCGCCCGTCTCCCACAGCCCTTTGAGGGTCTCCAGCACGTTCTGGTTGATGCGCCAGGGAGTCTCCTGCATCGCGTTCACCGCACGGTAGACCTCGGGCATGTCCTCCACCCGGTTGGCCAACTCCTCCAGGTACTCCTTGTTGTGGGTCTTGACCAGGGTGCGCTCGGGGATGATGCCGGTCAGGTAGCCACCGCCCACCGGCCCCTCCCAGCGACGAGGCGGGACCACCATGGGCAGGTAGAACGGGGTCAGCAGGTCACTCTGAGCGTTAACCTCCTGAATCAGGTCCAGGCACTCGCGGGTGGCCTGGATGACACGGGTGGACTTGTTCTTGCCGGTCCTCAGGGTGTGGCTGGTGAACCAGGGCAAGGTCTCCAGGGTCAGGGTGACCAGGGCCAGGCCGACCGACGCCTTCTGCGAGGCAGTCCACGGCTCCCACTCAGGGTCAACGTCGAACTTGTTGGCGACGTGTACCAGGACGGTGTTGGCGCGGGCATGGGGCTGCTTCTTCACCTGGTCCACCACCTTGTTGAAAAGGGGCTTGGCCTTCTCCTTGAATCGGCCGAAGCGAACCTCCAACTCAACCAGGCGGCCCACCCTGGACACGATCTGACGTATCTTGGGGGTGGTGGAGACGCAATCCAGCATGGACTTGAGAGTCAAGTAGGCGACAACCTGGGGGTCCACCTGGGAGATCAGCGTGGCGGCCAGGTGCTTGCGACCGGCCCGCCCGGTGTTCGCCTTGGTAACGAACTCAGAGATGCGTTTGGCCAGGGGCGGGATACCCACGCCCATCATCCGGCGGCCATACTCGGTTGCGCTTTCCTCCCTGCTTGCCTTCTTGTCATCCACCTCCTTGTAGTAGCGGTCAAAACCCAGGCCAGCCTGCTTGGCTTCCATCTCCTGCTGTACCTTGATCAGGTCAGAGTTCAT